TCAGTTGTTTGAATCTCTAAACTTGGATTAAACAACATTAAAATTTGTTCTAATATTTGTAGCTTTTGATCTGTATTTGAACTCCACACATCAACATTAACAGTTAGTGTATATGGAGTAGGCATCAGTCTTTCAACGGTAAAATTTTTACCTTCAGTATTTAAATATTCTTTACCAGCTGCATCATATGCACGTTCTCTAATATTTACTTTGTTAACGTAGCTGCTGTCACTTAGACGATTGACATCCATTTCAAGACCAGTAATATATACAGCCATTCTTGGTGCGCTTGGAATCTTATTTTCTGAGTTTTCTCTAATGATGTTGGCAACTTGCCGAGTTAAATCACCGTACATAACTGGAATCTGAGTGAGAGCACCTTTGCCATCTTTATAACTAAAGTTACTCATCATACGCACAAGCTGCGTTATGTATCTGCGTATTTGACCATCGTAAAAATGTTGATATCCCATTATTCTGCCTCCATCCAAACACGTTTGCCGTCGATTAGCTTCCAAGTCTTGTTTTTAAATTTGCCTTTATTTGCTAAACTTACTTTTCTTTTATGTTCCTCTGAGCAAGTTTTCCCCTTCATTGGTCCACCGTCTTTTCTTAACGCATTATGAAAGTGATATGTTTTTTTAGAATGTTTTGAATGTGAAAGGTGTTCATACTTGCAGCGATCAACACTTTGTATAGTTTGACCTATATAGCATTTTCCGCTTTCGATATGTGTACATTTGTAAATTTGCATTAATTATCCGCCCGTGGTCTAAGTGCTTGAGACAAACTCTGTCTTTCAGTAGTTGTTTCACCACCGATAGTGTCGGTACTAGTATTATTAACAAACGTACCTTTTTGCGTACTGCGTATATTAGTGTTTGTTAGTGTCATTCTAACATTATCTTCTTGCTTAACCCAACGCACTCCGTCATATCTAAACAATCTATTAGGTGCAAAATCATTGCGTAAGAAGAAATCTCCTGTAATAGGCACACCCGGAAACGTAATTCCAAATCCAAATGCTTCTCCATTTGTTGGAATACCATCTCCTAGTAAATAACCGTTATATCCAGAACGTTCTACTGTTTGCATTGTATCAGGAATATTATCGGCATCAGTGTCAACTAATTGGGTATTACCATCTGCATCTAGTTGTAGGCTAAAGTAATGATTAGTATTGTATCCTGATTTAGGAGCATCTACTTCTGCTTGCGATATAACAGCATTATTGATTTGCATCTCTTTATCATATGTTGAAAGCAAATCACGTAATGTATTGCCACCTGGATTTTCTTCTTCTGCAGGGAGGTCAAGTATTTCTTTAAATTCTTGACTGTCAATAATTTGTTTAAGTTTAAGTCTATACAAGTGCGGATACCAAGTTTGACTGAATCCTTCACTTGCACGATTAACATCTTCTACAACATAGAACCTTTTAAGTGCTACACTGTGATCGTTTAGTGCGTATTCATCTTTTAAGTGAGGTAATTCAATTACGTCACCTGCTATAATTTTTCTACCAATTGTTTTAACACTGCTATTAATATGTATAGTAAGCATCAACGTGTCATTGGTCATAAACAATCCAAATTGGCTTAAATTAAAGTCAATATCTTGTACGTTATAAATTCCACGTAATGTGTAGATATCTGGATCGTACTTTCTATCCCTATTTTCAAGAAATAGTAAGTCTTGTATATTAGTTGGTTTTACACTATCGTATTGAGGTTGATCCGCAGTTGCATTTGCATCCGTTGGATTATCTGTACCTAAGTACTTGTGTATATGAAGATCGGTACCGCCAACAGTAAACATTTCAAGCACTTGCTTGTCTATAAAGTGGTAGTCGTTACCTTTTTGTGGTTTATATAAACTTAATCGTGGCATATACATATTTAGCGTCTTACCACTGTAACGATAAATACTAGGGAGACATTAAAATGGCAACAACAAAACAAGAAGTATATGATTACGTACACACGCTGCTAGGCGGAGGTATGGTCGATGTTGAACTCGATCCAATTCATTATGAAACGGCACTAAAAAAATCATTAACTAGATTTAGACAGCGTAGCAATAATTCAGTTGAAGAATCGTATTTGTTCCTGCCAACTATACTTGATCAAAACGAATACATCCTGCCTCAAGAAGTAATCGAAGTAAGACAAATATTCCGTAGAAGCATTGGCGCTCGTACAGGCGGCGGTGATGGCGGCAGTTTGTTTGAACCGTTTAACATGGCGTATACAAATACTTACTTGCTAAGTTCTAGTAATATGGGCGGTCTTGCAACATATGATATGTTTTCACAATATCAAGAACTAGTAGGCCGTATGTTTGGTAGCTTTATTGAATTTAAATGGAATAGTTCTAGTAAAAAACTTACCATGCTTCAGCGTCCTAGAGCAAATGAAACTCTAATGTTATATTGCTATAATTATCGTCCAGATGAAGAATTACTAAACGATTATATGGCACAACAGTGGATTAAAGATTATACTCTTGCAACTTGCAAATATATGCTAGGAGAAGCAAGAGAAAAATTTGCTACTATTGCAGGACCACAAGGCGGCACTAGTCTTAACGGATCAAGTTTAAAATCAGAAGCACAAGCTGAAATGGATAAACTTGAAAATGAAGTTGCTATGGCAATGGCCGGCGGCACCGGATTCGGATTTTTAATAGGTTAAAAACTACTTGACAATGCTTTAATTTCTGTTATACTAATAGAAACATTGGATCATTTGTATGAACAAACTTAAACTACTAATTATCGGTCACGGACGTCACGGCAAAGATACTGTATGCGAAATACTGCGTGACAAGTATAATTACAGTTTTGAAAGTAGTAGTAGATTTTGTTCAAAACGTTTTATCTATAACGACTTAAAGGAAAAGTATGGATATGCTAATGAGGAAGAGTGTTATGCTGACAGGCATAATCACAGAGCAGAATGGTATGATGCTATCTGCGCTTATAATGTTCCTGACCCAGCGCGTCTAGGACGCGAAATGTTTAATGCGTATGATATCTATTGCGGCCTACGCAATAAAAAAGAATATCATGCTATGCGTAACACCGAAGTATTTGATTATGCTATCTGGGTTGATCGTAGTGATTACTTACCACTTGAAGCAAAAGACTCAATGAGCTTAGAACAGTGGATGGCTGATTATACTATTGATAATAACGGCACCTTGGAAGACCTACAGTTTAACATAGATCAGTTAATGAAATTCTTAGACGCTTAAATTAGAAGTCAGGTACTAAATCGCCCTGCTTCCACTTAACGCCTTCCTTTTGAAGAGTGCGTTGACAGTTAGCACATATAGTTTTAAGATTACTAATACGGCAGTTGTTTAACTCGCCGTCTATATGAAATACATTAAACTGCTCTGAGTGTTTTGATTTAAATCCACATTTTTCGCACAGTGGTTTCTTTTCGTAACCAGCTTGCTTCCATTTAGGTACGCCGTGATTAACTCCGCTACGTAAGCAACGCTCGCATAACTTACGATAGTGTATTTTTCCGTCCTTACGATAGTTTATTGCCGCAGGACGTTGGTTACATTGGCATAATGGTCTCATATTGTATTTACCTCACCTTTTCGGTCCCTTTTATACCACTATAACTCGTATAAATTTATCGTAGTATGCTAAATACTAGCAATAACAATCCAATAGGAGAAAACGATATGGCATTGACATCACCAGGCGTACAGGTTAGCGTAATTGACGAGAGTTTCTACACTCCGGCTGAACCAGGTACAGTACCAATGGTTTTTGTTGCATCTGCAAGTAATAAGACTAATGCAGCTGGAACAGGAACTGCACAGGGCACATTAAAAGCTAACGCAGGGAAACCTTACTTACTTACATCACAAAGAGATTTAGCGGATACATTTGGTGATCCACTTTTCCAAATTGATGCAAACAACAATCCAATTCACGGTGGCGAGCGTAATGAATACGGCTTACAAGCAGCCTACAGTTTGTTAGGTGTTAGTAACAGAGCATGGGTCGTACGTGCAGATATCGACTTAGCTGAATTAGCACCAACTGCAACTGCTCCTAGTGCAGATCCATTAGCAAATACATACTGGTTCGATACAGAAAATTCAAAATACGGAATTCAACAGTGGAACGGTGCAGCATTTACTACAATTGGTGGTCAAACGTTTACAACTAAAACTCCAATTGTTATTACAACAACAGACGGAGTAGTTGACTATGAAGACGAAGATTATACTCCACTAGCTAGTATTGGTGCTATTGGTGACTATGCAATTGTTGCAGTTACTACATTAAACCGCACTTGGTTTAAAAATGCAGTAGGCGCATGGGTTGAAGTAGGCAGTGATGCTTGGACAGCAAGCTGGCCAACTGTTAAAAGTACTATAGCTAATCCTACACTTGGCAGTCCACCGGCTGATATTACAATCAACGGTACTGCTATTTCAGTTGGTGCAAATACAATTACTGACGTTGCAAGTTCAATTACTAGCTTCTTAGCAAGTGTTGGTATTACATCAGCAGCAGTAGACGGATTCCTTGAAATTTATAGCACTGGTGAAAGTTCAGGTGCAGATGATAGTACACGTGGCGGTCCAGTCATCATTGGCGGCGATACTGCTAAATTAGCACTATTAGGCATTAGCTCAGGAACTTATTACCCACCAGCAGTACAAGTATCGGCACATACAAGTGTTCCACAATTTAAAATTACTGATACATATACTCGCCCAACAGGTAGTATTTGGGTTAAAACAACTGCTCCAAATGGCGGCGGAAATTTAAAAGTAAAACTTTGGAATTCAGAGACATTACTTTGGGACGAAAAAACAACACCAATGTACGACAACAATGCAGCAGCAGTGTACGGTTTAGACAGTACTGGCAGCGGCGTAAACCTAGCAGTTGGTGAATTGTTTGCTAAAACAAACGTTGCAGCAGACGCTCAACCATTGGGCACATTTACAATCTATCGTAGACAAGCAAGTGGTGCAACTGTTATAAGAAGTGCAGCAATAACGGGCGCAGCGCCAGGCAATAGTTCATCAGCAACTAAAACATTCACTATGTCAGTTGTTACAATTGTTGCGGGTGTTGCAACAATGGGTAGTCCAGTAACAGTAACTGTGCCTGCAACAACAGGCAGTGCAAGCGGCGACGCAGTATTAATTGCAAGTGCAATTACATCAGCAGGTGTTGCTAACGTAAGTGCAACAGTTGATGCGCAAAATAAAGTTGTAATTACACATGCATTAGGTGGCGAAATTAACTTTGTTGACACCAACGGATTGTTAAACGCTATCGGATTTACTCCGTATATTGCAACTGCATCAAACAGCACTGTTAACTTAGCATATGCAGACGGTACAACTTTTAACACATCACCAAAACAATTTGCTGCAACTAACTGGCGCATACTAACGTATACACCAAGCGATAATGCACCAAACTCATTGGCAGCTGCCGGACAACTATGGTACAACTCGATTGTTGACGAAGTTGATGTTATGTATCACAACGGTACAACATGGGTTGGATATAACGATGCAACTGCGTTTCCAGATGCAGATGCCGAAGGTCCAATTGTTGCAGCAAGTATGCCACTAGTACAATCAGATGGCAGCACACTAGTAACAGGTGATCTATGGGTTAGTACAGCTGACTTAGAAAACTACCCAACAATTTATCGTTATAACAATAACGTTGCAGGTACAACAGCGCAAAAATGGGGATCACCGCTAGATGCTAGCGATCAAACTACTGAAGAAGGTATCCTATTTGCTGATGCACGTTACAGTGTAAGCGGCGGAACAACTGAAGTTATGACAGACGCAAGTATTGCTGAATTACGTGTAAGCAACTACTTAGACCCGGATGCACCACAAGCAGCACTATATCCAAAAGGTATGCTACTATGGAACTTACGCAGAAGTGGATTCAACGTAAAACGTTTTGAGCGCAACTATATTGATACAAATGCAGACAACCTACGCTTAGGTGATGCAGGCGAGTACCCGATGTCAGGTTACTATCCGCACCGTTGGGTTACTGAATCAGGTAACCAAGAAAATGGTGCAGGTAGCTTTGGACGCAAGGCACAGCGTAAAGTTGTTGTACAAGCTCTACAAGCAGTTGTTAACTCAAATGACGAAATACGTGATGATGAATCACGCTTGTTCAACTTAATGGCTTGCCCAGGTTATTCAGAACTAATCGGCGAAATGATCAGCTTAAACTACGATAGAGGCTTAACAGCATTTATCCTAGGTGATAGTCCATTCCGTTTAACACCAGATGCTACTAGCTTAAACGAGTGGGCAACTAACGTTAACCTAGCAGTAGAAGACAACGATGATGGTCTTGTTAGTCGCGATGAATACCTAGGCGTGTTTTATCCATGTGGATTTACAAGTGACAACTTTGGTAACAACGTTGTAGTTCCAGCTTCGCACATGATGTTAAGAACAGTTGCACTAAGCGACCAGGTTAGCTATCCATGGTTTGCACCAGCAGGTACAAGACGCGGCGGAGTTACTAACGCAAGTTCAACTGGTTATATCACAAGCGAAGGCGAATTCCAAAGTGTGTCACTAAACGAAGGTCAACGCGATACATTGTACAGCAACAACATAAACCCAATTACGTTTATTAGTGGTGCCGGACTTGTTAACTTTGGACAGAAAACTCGTGCAAGAGGTACAAGTGCATTAGATCGTATTAACGTAGCACGTCTGGTTATCTACTTACGTAGTCAGCTAAACACGCTTGCTAAACCTTACATCTTTGAGCCAAATGATACTATTACTCGCAATGAGATTAAACAAGCAGCAGAGAGTTTATTACTTGAATTAGTTGGACAACGTGGTCTTTATGATTACCTAGTTGTTTGTGATGAGTCAAATAATACTCCAAGCAGAATTGATAGAAATGAACTATACTTAGACATAGCTATTGAACCTGTTAAAGCAGTTGAATTTATCTACATTCCATTACGCTTGAAAAACACCGGCGAAATCAACGGACTTTAAACGATAAATACTTATAGAACAGGAGCAGACTAAATGGCTATTTCAACATTATCAAAAATATCAGTTCCCCTAGCTAGCGGAGATTCCGCTAGTAGTCAGGGACTATTGATGCCAAAACTCCAGTATCGCTTTAGAGTGTCACTGGAAAACTTTGGTGTATCAACACCGACTACAGAACTTACAAAACAAGTTATTGACGTAACTCGTCCTAACGTAAGTTTTGAACAAATGACAATTGACGTATATAACTCAAGAGTATACCTAGCAGGTAAACATACATGGGAACCAATTACGCTTAACTTACGTGAAGATGTTAACAACAATGTGCAAAAACTTGTTGGCGAGCAGCTACAGAAGCAGTTCGACTTTTACGAGCAATCAAGTGCAGCATCAGGACAAGATTATAAATTCGTAACACGCATTGAAATCTTAGATGGCGGCAACGGTGCTAACACACCAAACGTACTTGAAACTTTTGAACTTTACGGTTGCTATGTAGAAAGTGCAAACTACAACAGTTTGTCATATTCTAACTCAACTGATCCAGTTAGTGTTACACTTAACATCCGTTACGATAACGCATTACAATCACCAAACGGTACTGGTATTGGTACAGCAGTTGGACGTACAGTTAATACTTCCGTTACAGGCGGCGGCGTTTAATACTATTATCATTTAGTCTAAAACAAAAGGGAGCTTCGGCTCCCTTTACCTTTATATACGTACTTAATACTAAAGGATAAATATTTGTATGGCAAATAAGTTTAACGGTTTATTAGATTCAATTTCAAACGGTATATTAAGTCCCAAAGGCAATATGGCCGATTGGCAACATGCTGCACGGCTGTATACTGATAGAGATATGGCCCTTGCGCCAAAAACTAAATTCCTTTATCATGTGCAGTTTGAAGTATCAGATGTTGCAAAAGGAATTGCTCCTAAGTTGTTTACGGGGTCTACGTTAAACGAAATAGGTATGCTTGTAAAAAGTGCAGACTTGCCTAAATTTAGTGTTCAAATAGAAACTAAGAAAAAATATAACAGAGTAAAAAATGCACAAACTTCAATAAGTTATGAACCTGTAAACATTGAGTTACATGATGACAATGAAGGCATTACCACTGCATTATTACAAGCATATTATAGATACTATTTTGCAGACGGTAATCAACAAAAAGATTCTGGTAGAGCATATGCTGTTGCACCTCACAGTACGTACCAAGGTAGCTCTCGTAATAATTATAAGTTTGGTATGGATGTAAACAATCCAGGAGTACCTTTCTTTAAAAGCATTAAAATAAGTGTACTAGCTAGAGGTGAGTACACTACATATACATTAGTAAACCCAATACTAACTAGCTGGAGTCACGATAGTGTTAACAACAGCGACGGTGCTGGCACTATGAGTAACAGTATACAAGTAGCATATGAGGCAGTGTTTTATAGCCAAAACAGTATTACTACAGGCCCGCAAGGCGATCCTGTCGGATTTGGTCAAGATCATTACGATACGACACCTAGTCCTATATCATTAGAAGGTGGAGCCAAGTTAGGGTTAGGCGGCACAATAGGTAGCGCATTAGACCTATATGAATTTATTGCTAGTGGCGAATCATATAATAATCCATTGCTTAGTATATTACAGGGTGCTCAGTTAATTGGTAATATAAGAAATTTATCAAAAGAAGGATTACGTCAAGAAGGATTTAATATTCTTACAGGAGCAATTGGTCAAGCAACTGGAATTAATGTTAGTGGTGTAGCACAGACTTTCTTTCCAAAGAACGGCGGAAAAGGTGGCGGCAAAGATGTACTATTAGCGGCAGCAGGTGTTGGCCTTGCATCAGCTGTAACTAGTTCAATAAAAGCTCTTAAAACCAATGCCGCAGCATTAGATAGTGCAAGACAACGTCAATCAATTAAAAATTTCCAAGCAGCAGGTGGTGGGTCAGCTGCACTGGGCGCAGCAGTGTATGCTGCAACTAAAAACAATCCAAGTGCCATGGCTGCACTAGATAAACAATTAGGATTATAAATGAATAACGGCAGCTTACCAGTTACTACACAAACAAATGACAAACGTGTAACTTCATTCTTTGATAAGTATTTTACTGCAAAGCTAGAATTTGCATCTAATGAAGTTGATGCAGTTGTTGCATTTTTTGAAAAAAGAGGTTTTGAAAAGTCAGCAGCTATTAGTACTGGATCTATTCTTTTGCAACAAGCAAAGTTAGACAATATTAAAGTATTTGTACTATTAGATACCCTTAAAGGTTTTGACGAAGCAAAACTGAGTGCAGTTGTTGCAGAAGTATTAAATTATAATAGATTGAGTACTAGTGTACTTGGATTTAAAAATACTACAAATACCAATACTTTGGAAAAGCGAAACATAGCGGTATAACATGTCAAGGTTTGCACAAGGTAAATTCAACTGCAAAAATCCAGCAAAATATATAGGCGGCAAAGTTCCAACATATCGGTCAGGTTGGGAATTTGCATTTATGAAATTTTGTGACGAAAATGCTAATGTTACACAATGGGCAAGCGAAGCAATACGTATTCCATATCGTAATCCGTTAACTGGCAAGCACACAATCTATGTACCAGACTTCTTTATTGCGTATGCAGATAAAACTGGTAAACAGTTTGTCGAACTTATTGAAGTAAAACCTTCAAATCAAACTAGTTTAAAAGAAGCAGGAAAGAGTAGACACAATCAATTACACGCTGTAGTTAACGCTGCTAAATGGGAAGCAGCAAATGCATATTGCAAACAAAACGGTATAAAATTCCGCATAGTAACTGAACACGATATTTTTCACGGCGGTAGACGATAACATACTAAATAAGTGTGTATATTAAGGATAAAGTCTGCATGACAAAAAAACTTGAAGAATTACTAAATTTGCCTGACTCTAAAGAAATTGTAGATGATGCAAAGGCAGAAGAAAAAAAGAGTAGAGCAAAAGTTGCTGTAGTAGACCAGCATAACACTTTCCGCGATATTGCAGAATTTGATAAAATTGCAGCAGCATTACCGAGTGTTAAAGGCTTAGGCGAAATGGCTGATACCGAACTTAACGAAATTGCTGATAAGGCAATGGCCTCATACGAAGACTTAATGGACTTGGGTATGAACGTAGAAAGCCGTTATGCAAGTAGAGTTTTTGAAGTAGCCGGCGGAATGCTTAAAACTAGTCTAGATGCTAAAGTGGCTAAACTAGATAAGAAATTAAAAATGGTTGAGCTACAACTTAAAAAACAAGCAATAGATCAAAAATCAAATCCAGATGGTGACGTAGTAAATGGCGACGGGTACGTAGTAACAGACCGCAACAGTTTACTCGAAAAACTTAAAAACATGGATAAATAAGTATAACAGGGAACCCATGTCATGAAATCATTTAAAGAATTGTTAACCGAGTCTACAAAAACTTACAAATTTAAAATCCGAGTAGCAGGCGAGGTACCCGAAGGATTTGTAGATCGTATGAAGGCCAGTTTAGCAAAGTACGAAGTAATAAAACTGAGCGCCGGCAAGAGAGCTCCAATTACAGCAAAGCCTGCAGACTTTCCAAGATTACAAAATATGGAAGTTACACATTACGAAGCAGAATTAAAGTATCCTGTTACTGCACACGTACTTGAACATTACCTAGTTGACAATTGCAGAATTCCGCATAGTTACCTTATTGTACGTGGCGAAGGTGATCCTGTTGAGGCTCAGCAAGAGGAAGCAGCAGACAATAAGCCATATGAAGCACTTTTAGCAACTGAAGATATGGGCGGTGAAAGCGCACAGGCAGACGTAGGCGGCGAACGTATAATGAGCTTGTTAAAAGAATTAGAAATGTCTCGTAAAGAACGCGACATTGACCCAATGGCAGCAGCACCGAAAGGTGAAATATCATGAGCGATATTAAAGATTTTATTAATATTACAAATTTATATAGCGAATATACACTATTGGAGGCATCCGCACAGGAATTAGCAAAAGGCCTCTATAATGCAGGCTCTGGCAAAACATTTGGAACAGATGAACAGGCTATAATGAAAGCATTGGCTCAGATTAAATCACCTGAAGAATTTAAAAGCGTGTCTGATGTATATAAAACTATGTATAGAAACGCAGATCTTACTGCTGATTTACGAGCTGAAATGAGTGGTACCGAGTTACAAAGACTTAACAGCACATTGGCAAAAATTAACCCAGCAGCAGCGGAACCAGCAGCACCCAGACAGCGTGGTCGAGGCCCAACAGCACCACCAGCACGTCCTGGACAACAAACTAGTAACTTACCTGCTAAGTTAGGTCAAATCACATCAGCTAACTTGATGAAAGATTACCAAGATGGCGGCAAGCAGCCAATGGATCAAGTTAAAACTGTACAAACCGCATTATCACGTGCTGGGTTTGATCCAGGTAAAATTGATGGTATATACGGTAACGGTGTATTTAAAGCTGTACAAGATTTCCAAAAGGCGAACGGTTTAAAAGCCGATGGACAAACTGGTCCTAACACTATTAAAGCACTGATAGCAAAATCAGGTGGACCAGCAGCAACACCTCCAGCAGCAACACCTCCAGCAGCAACAGCAGCAACAGCAGCAACACCTCCAGCAGCAACACCAGCAGCAACACCAGCAGCAACAGCAGCAACACCTCCAGCAGGTAATAACCCAGATGAAGCAGATCCGGCAGCAACAGCAGCAA